AGGAACTTAGAACCAGATTTGAACTCGACAATAACTTGATTATCGCGAGGATTAACGCTCATAGATTGAACGCAAGAAGATTCGATTGATTGAAGAGTGGAAAACATCTAGTGTGAAAATAAAGTGTACATTATGAGGAATAAATCCTCTAGGTGAGTTCGTGAACGAACCCAAGGATAAAGAAAGGGTTTCGAACCCTGGCTTCGCGCCTATTCTTTATCAGTTATCCTGTTGTGATTCAGGGATAAGATAGGAATCGAATACAACATCACGATATGAAAGTGTTAACAACACATCAAACGGAGTGTACTCATCATCAACAGCACATTCCTCAGCCCAGAGTTGAAGAATCTCATCTCTAGATTCAGAGGTATATACTGTTTGAATCTCACCAGTTGATTGGTGAAGGTGAATGTAGAACATAACAGTGTGAATGAAATTAGGATAAAAGGAAATGATGATTAACACCATCAATCTTACGATATGATGTTATACCATCGTTGCGCAGTGATTGTAAACACCAACGCAAATCATATTGATAAGTACACATGAAATCATCATCCATTGTGTACCCTTGATTAAGTAGATTCTTATAAAGAACACGTGATAATCCTATCAGTGTATAAGAAAATACTTGTTCGAGTTCTGATTTGATGAGTTGTTTGAGTTCTTGTTTTGTCAAGTTAGAAATAAGCAAGTGGATAGGTTAGCGATTACCTGAGGTAGTTAAGTGGTAGTTACCACAAACTTTACAAAGGTACGGGCGTTGAACATTACCATATGATGATTGAATCTTAGATTTAACAATCGCTTCAGTAAGTGTTGCAAACGCTCTCTTTGGTTTTTTGGTTGAGTATGGTGAGGATAACTTACCGCAAGTAAGGTTGTGTTTACTCATTGAATACCTCGTTTGATAGTTATTTTATTGAGTGCTCTTTGCTCCCATGCTTTACGCTTACCGAGAGTAGTTCCCCACTTGGAGCGTATTTGTTTGATAGGTTTGGGAGTGAATAATGATTTCAATCAGTGTGAATTAATGTTAGAGTGTACAAATTAACATGAGCTTTACCGAGTTCTTAATCAATCCGTACGTGTTACCATTAGAGCACGCTGCAATTGATTAAAGCATCTCGTCAATCTGCAGTTTCAGCAGTATAACTAGTGCGAAGGTAGCACCAACCTTATTCGATTTGTTTCTTACTCTGTAAGTATAGCAGAGTGGATAGGTTTTGTCAAGCACCGAGCGGCGTTCTTAACAATGTTGTAACGTTTCAGCTCCGCTTGGCGGTTTACTAGGTTACGTGAGCGAAGCGAGCGCTTCGAGATGAGAGGTGGTTTAAGCGGTAGCGTTCCGCTCTCCTTTCCTCCACTCTTCTAATATACACGAGTGGAGCGGTTTTGTCAAGCGATTCTATGGGTATAAATGCTCATCTTACCATTAGTGGTGCTTATGTTAGTGATGATATACTCTTATGTGATATGTTGCCTGGTTAAATGATACTAGTGTGAAGCATAGTTAGTATCACTTACCCTTAGGTTGTGAGTAATACGCATCCTTAGGATTTGCTTTCGCCCAACATTCACCACATGTTATTGATTCGATGTTGTAGTTGTTATTTACTTGTAGTTCTTTATTACATTCTTTGCACCGCATTGTGTGTGTATCATGTTTATCAATGTCAATCATAGTTTGTATTAGATAGTAATGAACGTGTTAGTAACACATAGTGCACGTATAGTAAGCTATATCAACACGTACTAGTGTGAATATAGTTGGCGCAACAGATTGGGTGAGATTGAGAGGAAGTGAGAACCATTCTCAATAACTATAAGAAGAGCATGTTTGCCAGCTAATTGAATGGGATTGCCCATCTAATCGCCACTAAATGAGCCCCCCAGGGGGTAAATTGCGCCCTAGTACACTCGTATATAGGCTTCAGACATTTTTGTCATTTTTTTAAGAGGTTATGTCACCATCTTTGTGTTTGCTGTCGGATCCTGTTCAGATTCGACCTCAGAAGCAAAAGAAGTGTCTTTTCTTGCAGCTTTTAGCTCTTTATCATAAGTTTCAAAGGTTTCAATGCACCAAGCCTTCATAGCCTGAGCAGAATCAGTGAATTTAGCTACACCATTCACTCTCCATGCTTCTTTAGGGTCAATATGACCTCTAGTGGAGCCTTTATAGTGAGTAACGAAGTAATTAGGACCATCATGGTTAATATGGTAGGTAACACTAAAAGAATTACTATTACCCTCCCACTCTTTAGGTTTCATAAGAGTTGATAAGTAGTATAGGTTGTAATAACAACTACGTTGTTTCATTTCCAGGATTCTAGATCAACCGGAGATAGTAGTTGGGGTAGTTAGAGGAGGTACTTATTAGATGTCCATTTCCAGGGACATAAGTAAAGGAGGAAGGTTTGTCGTCTACGAAGTAGATGGCATACTTCCTCCAGTTGGGGGTCGGGTCCACCCTTCCCTTCCCCTGTATAAGGTAGTCATCGCTCAAACCCAGTGGTGCACTGATGTCTCGCATCAGCTCGACTAGTGTGCCACCCAGGTGGGTACTGACTTCTTATTAATACCTCTAGCTTGTTGTCGTTGGGGAAGAGACATACCAAAAGCCATGTGATTAGCAGCAGCTTCAGGGTCATCTAACCAAGCAGACATCATGTCATCCCAATCAGCTCTACGTTCAAGTTTTACTTGTTCATAGGCGGAGATAGCTAGAGCATCTGTGAAGTATTTAACACCTTGAGCTAAGCAGTCTAATCTGTCGTCATGTTTAACTGCACCTTTCTCCCTACACATTCTACTCATTTGATAGAAGAGCATGTATAGGAGACGTTCTTCAGGAGCAGCATCAGGATTGGACTTAAAGTCCCATTCAATGACTGATCTGTCAACTACTAACCTGTGTTGGTTCATAACAGGTTCTAAGGCATCAATGATCCTGTCTTCTTTACGAACGTTAGCCCGTACTTCTTCAATATCTATAGCCATCTTACCTTGTGTCATGTGTTTACGGAATAGTTCCGCAACCATGCCATCACCGAAGTTAGTTTCGATAAGAAGTTTAGTAGCTTTGAACTTATTACAACCTCTTAGAATATCGAGTAATGTTTTGTCGGAGTACCCATCTCTGTAAGCACGCATTTCGTGCAGGTACAGGTAACCATTGCGTTGGGAGATAAAAGCTGCTGCTGTTTCATCTGAGCCACGGCCCGATGGATCAACCGAGCAGATTGTTTCGGTGTAAGGATTCCATTCACCTTGGAGTGACATTGGAGAGTAGAAATAATCTCCAGGTAGTCCCACAATTGGGAGGTCCTTGATGGTGTTGCTTGGATCGGAACACCAGACGACGTTATCGGGAGCAGTAGAAGGGTTGACAGAGGTAACAACCAAGTCTGCCATTTTGAGAGGGAATTTTTCAGCATCAGATAGGGATGTGTCGAGCATGAACTGGAGCATGAAGTTCGATCGACCCATCGAAGCTTCGCGGTCTATTAGGTCATCATTATCGAATCTGTCGTTATCTGTTGTATCCCATTCTTCAGCACCATTGTCGATATCTTCAGCTAGTTGAGGAGCTAAGAGACCTTCGTATTTGGAGATGTCACGTGGATAACGTGCAGGCCAGACGAAGGGACGATAGTTACGTTCAGCTAGTTTGCGATAGACAGTGAAGGTAGTTTGAGGAGTACCTAAGATGCAGATACGGGAGTCTTCTTTAGGAGTAAGGATAGATTCAACTTCTGTTGTCAGTTGTAGAAGTTTCTCCCGCATGAGTTCCGTCATGCTATTGCCGGGTACTTCGATGTCGTCAAGGATCATTAGATCAGCACGACTACCAGTAAGTTGTCCAGTGATACCGACTGACTTCACAGAGGGAGCCTGGTGAGGATTACAGTTAACGTCAAAGGAGATACGAGACCACCGGCTGTTATCTTCTTTAGGTTGAAGATGATTAAGCCAGGGAGTTTCGATAATTAGCTTCTGAAGGAAGATCGACATGTTGTCAGCTCTCTCTTTAGAGGCTGAGATAATCATGATCTTTTTTTCAGGATCCCTGAAGAGTTGCCACAACACAAACGCACCCGTGATCCAGGATTTTCCCACTCCACGGAAGGCTTGGATTTGTAGTCTTTTGGGACCATGCTGTAGGTAATCAGCGATAGCGTATTGAGCACGAGTCGGCGAAGGTAGGTCAAGTTGACCCCACATCGCCTGAAGAAATAGTTTAAAATCGTCTTTAAGGAGGTCTAAAGTGTTCATAGGTTAATATATACTTAGAGGTGGATAAGAGGCCCTTGTAGAGCCTCCTAGGCATGTCTAACGGTTCAATTTAATAGCATGTAGTTTGCTAACTTGAGATTGAACAGTTTTAGGTTCTCTATGACCATCAATTGTTAGGTTAGCAATATCAGCAGGTGTAGAGATAAGTTCACCTACTCCTGGTATGAAGTCTGCTAGGAATGACAAACCAGAGAGACCAGCTTGTACAAAGTCCATCGGATTCTTAGTATCAATAGCTAATTGTGCTCGTTGATGTGTTTCAGCAGCACTGACGCCAGTACCTACAATTGAAGGAGCAGCAATACCTGCAGCAGCTAAAGCTTTAACAGCCTTACGACTAGGTTTAGGACGTACTGGTGGAGCATCAAGTGATGGCTGTGACTGATAATGAAGGCGTTGTACTTTAGTCTTCTTGGCGGTACTTTCAGCAAATTCAGGATTACGTGGGTTCAATATTCGTTGACTAAAGTTACCACCATAGATATTATCTGGTGTATTCTTACTTCCCAATAACATACGGGCATTCATATTAGCTTCTTGGCCAATACGACGATTCACTTTCATATCATCTACAAAGGTTTCTAAAGATTCGAACCTTTCATCAGGTGATAGTTCTGCCCATTTAGCTTTAGCAGTGGGACCATCAACACCAGCTTTATTAGCTACTTGGTGTGCACCCTTACCTTTATAGAAACCTTTTGTTCGCCCTGTATGGTAACGCTTCCAAAGGTCAGTCCTATTTAAGTTGTTATCACCTTTATAGAATTTATCTCGTTCTAGGCGTGCATCAACCTGCTTAATTTGATCTTCAGTCATACCATCTGTATATGCTGTATAAGCATCAACAGGCATTTCATGGTGACTTTCTTTGTGATCTATTTTTAGCTTAGTTCTTTCGTTTTTAACTTTTGGGTGAGCAGTTTTGTCACCGAATGCGCCGACAGTTCCTGGCGCAATAACTCTAGGATTTCGTTGGGCTAGAACTTTTGCGTCACGTAACTCGTCTCTAATATCATCAGAGGGTTTTCTTGCCATAAAAAAAGACCCTTTCGGGTCAGGTAGTTATTGAATGTGAGAGAGAATTAAGTTCTCCCTTAGTGGACAGGTTCCGAAAGTAGACCTCATCCACTGGAGCCAATTGCGACTCCCTTTAGCCTGATTACATTTCCTGCAGGCACAGACAACATTCGAAGTAATATCTTGTCCACCTCTAGAACGAGGGTGTACATGATCGAGAGTAAGTACG